AGAACGTGCTGCAGATCGCGGGCCAGCGGCAAAGAGCAAATGATGCGTTGCGGATCAGTATTTGAGTTAAGCAGGCGGTGGACCACGGAATTCCCCTTCTATCAGTGCTAAAAGGCCTGCATGCAGCAACTTAGGTTAAATCGGTTAGTAGATTAGATTGGACCAGCGTGCAGTCTAAGATCACACGGCCCTGTCGGACATGGGCCGAGGCTTCGGCGAAACTCCCCTTCCTGACCGTTCAGCAGCTTTAGCGCGAATAGTTTCGGCTATTCGCTCAGCGAGCCGATAACCATGTGAACCACATTGGAGTCGACGATGCCCCACCGCACACCCCATCTTCTTATCGCAGCAGCGACGGCCACCTTGGTGATGTCCGTGACAGCTGCAGTAGGCCCTTTTACGCTGTTTTGGACGAACGAGACGCGTAACGAACGCAACCTGGTTGAGCGACAGCTTGACAGTATCCGAACGGTCCAGGGATTACTTGTGGATGCGGAAACGGGCGAGCGAGGGTACGCGCTAACAGGGAACGATAGCTTCCTGAAACCCTATTATCTGGCGACTTCGCAACTTCCTAGCGCCATCAAAAAAATTCGCGCGGAGTACAAAAACGACCCGCCTGAAGAGTTAGCGCGGGTCGAAGAGTTCATCGAGCGCACCATGATGAAACTGGGCCACCTGGACATGGTGGTAAAGCTCCGCAGCGCGCAAGGCGCATCTGCTGCTGCGGCGGAGGTTTCCACCGGCAACGGGAAACATCTCATGGACCAGGTGCGCGAGATTAGCGTCGACATGATCGAATCTGAAATTGATGAGGTCGCTACGCTGGACAACCAACTGAATAAGAACCTGATTTGGGCAGTTGCCATTTCCTTCGCAAGCTTCGTGCTTACGCTCGTACTCAGTCGCTTTATTTACGTGTCAATGCGCAGGACCATCAGGCGTCAAGCCGAGTCAGCAGCTGAAGTCGTTTCCTCAAGCACCCGTCTCAACCAAAGTCTGAAACATCTGGAGCGGAGAAACACGGAAATAGGCCTGCTTGCCGAGATGGCCCGACTGCTGCAAACGGAGATGAGCCAAGAGGAAACGCTGCAGTTAGCAAGCGATTATTGCAAACAGCTCCTGGAGGGCAGCACCGGTGATTTGTACCTCTACAGGAACTCAGCCGACGTCCTTCTGCCGGCAGCGAGCTGGGGGGACATAACGCGTGCTCCCTCCTACCCCACAATGGCACCGAAAGATTGTTGGGCCATACGTCGGGGCCATCCTCATCTGGTAGAGCATCGTCATGAACTGCGATGCGCGCATTACTCTTCCGCGCCAGAGTCAGATGGGGATGTCCACTGGTGCCTACCGCTGATAGCGTACGGCGAAACACTAGGACTCTTGCACATTCGGTATCTAGCCGGCTACGGAGACCTGGAGCTCAGCCGACAGTTTGCAGAAGCTGCTGCAGAGCAGACAGCCCTCGCACTCGCGAACGGGCGTATGCGCCAGGTCCTGCAGATCCAGTCAATAAAAGATCCGCTTACGGGGCTTTATAACCGTCGCTTCATGGAGGAAACCCTTGAGCGTGAGCTTTCGAAAGTCAGGCGAGGCGGTTCCGCCCTTAGTGTCATCATGCTTGATCTAGATAACTTCAAAATGCTCAACGACATGAATGGTCACTCTGCCGGCGATGCAGTGCTACGCAGCACCGCATCCTTGCTGATGAGCATGACGAGAGGGGCTGATGTGGTGTGCAGGTTTGGCGGTGAGGAGCTAATGATCATCTTGCCCGAATGCGCCCTCGAAGACGCCATGATGCGTGCCGAGGCAATTCGCGCTTCGCTTGAAGCTATGACCCCGACTATTGGACAGCATACGTTGGGCGTGACCGCATCCTTTGGCGTTGCCTCAACGGCGCTCAATGGGACGGACCAGGCGCAATTACTTCAAGCTGCAGATGCTGCGCTTTATGAGGCTAAGCGCCAAGGAAAAAACCGTGTTGCCCGATTGGGCAATTAAGAGTCGGCCAAGACCTAACAGGCGGGTCATGCCGGGGTGATTTAGTTGGATGACATAACCCCAGCAAGTTTTACGACCGTGCCGACTGTGTATCGTCTCGTGCCACCTCCTGAACGTATCCGCTACGCCAAGCAATTGCACGCAGAGCGGAATCTAAATCATCCCAAGGAGTGCGCCCGAGGGCGTGATATGGGCAAGTGGACGTGTGTAAAAACGGTTCATGTCTGAACTGTACTGCCTGAGCAGCCTGGCATGTGCGGCAGATGACTGCATCGACGACCAAGTGCCAACGACCGCTCCAAATCTCAAGCTGCGATGACGGCATCTCATGCTCCCTGCGCCTAAATGGATACGTAAGTGCGATTAGGACCGACACAATATATATCCAGATAGATGTTATTGCTTCAACCGGCGTCGATCATGTCGCCAATTCATTCCGGTGTGTCGCGCAGTGAGCACGGACCTCGGCGAGCCGTACGGTCTGGTAGCCAGCGGCGACCGACCGCGCAAGGATGAAACTCAAAGTCGCCCACGCCCACGTAGGCAACAGCTTCAGCGCCGCAATCACGGCACGTTCTTGAAGAAAATGTGATGGCCTAGACGCAACGTCTGCTTCGCCCCCTTCACCCAGTTCGGAGGCTTAGGCATCGACGTGGAGTAGTAGTGAGTTGCACCGCCGGTGGGATCAGGCTTCGCGCCCTCGATGACCTGCTGCGCTGCGAGCTGGCATTTGGCGAACTCGGCGGCCGGGATCTGCTTGGCACCGCTGAGGTACGGGTAGTTGGGATCGTTCGAGTTCCAGCAGCTGAACTGGTAGGGCTTCTGGCACACGCCGGCATACCCTTCGCCCCACCAGGAACGGTCCTTCCCGTCGTTGACCCGGTTGCGGATCGTCCATCCGGTCGCAACCATCCCATCCATGCCCTCACCGCGGGCTTCGCCCCACAGCGTTCTGGCAAGCACATCACGGTCCGTATCAGTTACAGGCATTGGTATTCTCCAGGCAAAAAAATACCCACTCGATAGCGGGTTTGGTGACTCGTGGCTTACATCCAGCAGTTAAATCGCCTGGGCAGGCTCGCCGGGCTCGCTCTCGATCGTGAGCGCTGCATTGGGGATCAGTGCCTTGAGGCGGGAGATTTCAGCGTTCGCGGCAGTGATCTGGCTGTCCAACTCCTGGACCTTCGCTTGGGCCTGGTTTAGATCGCCAGTCAACTCGGACGTCCTCCCCTGCTCCGCGACCAGCGCGGCAACAAGGGTCTGATTCCGGATGATGGTCTGAGCGTTGACCCCGCCCAAGACGTCGCTGAGCTTCTGGCCGGACTCGCCATCCAGCAGCGCCAGTTGCTTGGGGCCATTGTCAGAAGTGGCGATGACATTGCCGTCCATCAGCGTCTGAGTAAGCGTCTGCAGGTGCGCACCTGTGAGCTGTCCCCGGTTCGCCTTTTGATCGCCGAACCGCAAGAGAACCTCATAGAAGAATGTGACCTGCTCAAATACTGGCGGCATTGTCTTAGCTCACTGTGGTTGTGGTGTTGAGGATTTGCCAAACGGAACCGTTCGACTTGCAGGTCTTCGACCCGCCGGCAGCATTGGTCACTTCGATCTGGTAGCCACTGAAAAGAGCAGCGCTGGGTAGTGTCGTCAGTGTGTAGGAGCCCGGTTTAAAAGGGCCTGTCGTCTGGACTTTCCCCCAGAGCGCGATATCACCGGAAGCGCGGTCAACGGTAAGCGTGTTGCCTAACGCCAACCCAGTGTCATCGAAACGGTTGATATAGAAGCCGGAACCCGCATTGCTGCCAGACTCAGCAGCGCTGTTCACACCGAACTGCCACCGTTGCACGTTTACGCTGTCAAAACGGACGTATCGGTTGGTTGCCGCGTTGCCGTTGATACGGACCTTGGGCTCGCCGGTCGTGCCGCGAACAACGATGTCGCCGGTTGAGGACAGCGGGCAAAGCACATCGAATGCAGCGGCGTACACCGCCAGCGTTCCGCCACCGGGCGCACCGTTGCCTCCTGATGCGAGTAAACGCGCGTCATAGTCGACTGGAGCTGCACCGGAATGGAAGTCAATGAACGGTGTGCTGGCGGAGTTACCCGTGTACCCAAGTTCGAGACCAAAATTGCCCCCGGCGGCCGGGTTCATCAGCAACGAGTTGCCCGTGAAAGTGGCCGACCCCGAGAAACTGGGATTAGCCAATGGAGCCGCTTTTTCTAGCAGGCCTCGAAGGTTGATCGTCCAGTTCGCAGCATCGGTGCCGATCTCGATCCACTCCTTGGGACCCAGCACCAGCGAAGTGGTAGCTGCGTTATCCAATTCAGGGTAAATCGATCCGCTTGGCGTTGTGATTGTCAGGTTCCCAGTACTGCCATTGCGGATCGTGAAGCCCTGGCCCACGAGCATTGTCGAGGGACTCGGCAAAGCGCATGTCAGCCCCGAAGCAGTGAACCAGATCACGCGACCCGCCTGAGAAGACGTCAAGGTTTGGCTTGTTCCGAAGCGTGAAAACCCGCCACTCCAGCGCCTCAACGATGCTGCACTGCCAGCGATGAGTGCTTTAACGTCAGCGCCTATCGCTTGAGCCAGCGCGACGATGCGCGCTTCCATGCTCACAAGTTACGCCTTGGCGGTGGCGTACGAAGCAGAGAAATCCGCCTCCGGGTTGCCAACGCCGATGTTAGTGCAGGCCTGCAGCTTCTGCGCGGTGGTGAGGGTCTGGGAGTCGTCGAAGCGAATACGGTTCGCAACGGCAGTAGTGAGCGCGGTCAGCAAGCCCTCATCGCTCACGATCAGGTCCTGCAGTTCTTTCAATGTGTCGAATGCCGCACTTGCGCCACCCAAGATCGACGCTTGGACAGCAGCCTTTGCAGCCTCAATCGAGTCGAAGATTTTGTTGGCCGACCAGGTTACCGCCGTTGCCCCGTCACCGGCGCCGTCGTCAATGACTGCACCCGTGGAGCCCAGCAGCCCATAAAGCTCGTTGACGGCAGCGACCAGGTTGCCTTTGGCGGTCGTGGACAGCGAGGTCAGATCCCCCTGCTTGGTGGTCAGGGTCTTGATGTCGGCACCGATAGCGGTGGCCAGCCCGATGATTCTGGTTTCGAGAGACATGCGGCTTATCCTTTGGCGAGAATGTAATAGTTGAGTGGGTCGGGGATTAAATCGTCGGACACGTAAAGCTTGAGGTCGCTACCGAAGCTGAGTCGGTTGTTGGGGTCCGCGCTGATCTCTGCTGCGCCAACCCCGGGTGGCCCCTGCTCCCCAATTGTCAGCACCTGAGGATCGCCGGCGCAGGACGTGCAACCGCTGCCGATCGCGCCGGTGAAATACCGGGTTACGGTCGGACCTGCATACGTGATGTCCAGGGTGTAGGTCAGGTCCTCGCCGATGAGCAGGGATGTTTGCTCGGCGGTGAGCACGCGCTCGATGGTGCCCGGTGCCGTGATCGACAGCCCCGAACCCAGCGCCAGCGTGAAGAGCGGTAAACCGGACTGATAGACCGTCATGGCCGCGGCCGCCTCGGCCAGATTTACCGGGCGCCGGTAGATGACCTCGCCACCCGATGGCCGCAGTCCCGCCGCGGACATCGTATTTATCTCAAGCGCATCAGCGCTCACCACCTTTGCTTTGTGTGGAAGCTGGCGGGCGGGATCACGGTTCAGCTCCGTCATGCCCTGGACGCCGCGCACCCAGATCGGCCAGTCCGAGGCAAGACCGTGGCCGGGCACTGTGATTTCTACCGGCGCACCTTCGATGCCAGTGATCGCGTGGTAAGCAAACTCCGGCTGCATGATCCGCACGGTATCTCTGTAGGTTGTTCCCGGAGTAACGGGCAGGTCTTGCCGGGCTGGCTGCATGGCTGGCTCCTATGTCGAGGGTCATTAAATCCAGTTGACGGGCGAAGTTGAGCCGACAACAAATTCTTGGGTTGCGGGGTTGAAGCTGCCGTAGTGCCGAACGTCGTCTACCGGATAGCTGCCGGAGGTCGAAAGGTAGCCACCAGGTGTAAGCACGCCATCAAACACCGCAGGATCCTGATTGAACTGGTGGCTGACAGCGATGAGGTTGTTGCTGTAAATCGAGAAGTACCACAGCTTCAGCAGGGTCCCGACCACCGCGCCAAACTCAGGCACGCGACCAATAGCGCTTCCATCGAGAAACCCGCCGATGGGGGGAGCACTGCGAAAGCTGGCATTCGAGTAAGACTCCGACTCGTGCAGGTCATCAACACTCATGCCCAGAGTTAGAACACTCCCGTTGATGGAGCTGGAAGACCCGTACGTGACCCCCTGCGCCCAGTTCTCGCCCGGGCCATCCCACTTGATGGTGGCATTGCCGGCCGCCACACAACCGCCGGAGACTGAATAGGAGCCCGGCCGCACGATGTTGACGCTGCCGTCGTTGTACTCGTTCGCAATGCGGGGCTCGATCGTGACCACGGAGAAGCTGGCGCCGCCAATTGACCACGAGTCGGTAAAATCGAGATAGCAGGGAGACGGTTCTTCACCCTCAAATGGCAACATGACCAGCCACTTAATGACGGTGCTCGAACTCGTCGGACCCTGCCAGCCCGGGCCCTCTTGCACGCCCACGGATGAGGGAAAGTTGTACGTCACCTTGTCCCCGATCTGGGTGCCCTGCTGGTCAAAGATCGGCTCGCGGTCCGTCTCGCTACCTGCTCCCATCACTGCGTACTGGTTCTGCGCACCCCCGAGGACTTCCTGCTTGAAGTGCATGACCTCATCCGAGCCATAAAGGACAGAGACCGTGACGCCAAGCGTCACGCCAGATCCGGTCAGCGTCACCTGAGCAAACGAGTAAGGTCTCATTCGCAAGTCGGTGTCAGTGTCAGTACCCGAAGTGGTGTTGTAGGCTGACCAGGCAAGAACCGCGTTTCTGCCCGAAGTGCTAACCGAGTGGAGCTGAACGGACACAGCGTTCACCGAACCAAGGTCAGCAAAGAATTTGGCTCGGTCCTCCGCTGGCAGCCTGCCTAAAGGCACCGTGACGGTGCGTCTGCGCACGTCAGGCGCAACACCAAAGGCTCCGAATCGTGAGATTGAGAATTGCAAACTGGTAGAGGTGTCGCCGATCGTTCGTTGCAACAGCCCCACTTTCCAGCGAGTACCGTCCAATGCCTGATAGATCCACCCGTCAAACGGCTGGTTGTAAAGCTGACTGCTTGTGATCAGCGCCCTGCCCGCCCAGTACTGCCCGCCGGGCGGGGCCAAGCCCTGCTCTTCCTCGGAAATTTCAGCGACGTTCGGCACAATGATCAGGTGGGTATCACCAACGGCGTTCAATGATCTCTGGCTATTGGTAGGCTGTGTATACGCTTTGGTCGCTCCGTTTGGCAGGTGGATTAACCCGTTCTTGACCTGGCCGTGCCACGGCCACACCAGCATTCGCGGCATCGCTCCTCCAAGTATCCAGATCGACTTACGGCTTTTTCGGCGCGAGCTCATGGCTGCTTAGCAGCGTCCAACTGTGTTGGGCAAGACCGATGAAATAGGCCAGCCGATATAGCATCGTCACCCCCGCTGGAATGGTCAGGGTAGTGACGCCTGGCAGCGGGAAACCGAGGTCCTCATCGATAGTCACATCCAACGGATAATTGGTCACGTTTCGGATGACCAAGTCGACCTTGGTGAACAAATCGTTGGAAAAGGTTTCACCCAGCGAAGGGAGCACCAAACGTTTCGGAGGCCCATCGGTCAAGACATCCCACATTGTCTGCGGAGCAGCCGACAGGACAAGCGTCCGCTCTGCCCCGTCCGCAGATACGAACACCGGCTTAGGCTCATCAAGGGGTCGCGAATCTATCAACCGCCAATACGGTCGAGCGCCGCTATTTTGCGCGATCCACAGGCCGAATTTGAACAACGTGGCACTGCCCGGCCAGACGTACAGTTGGCTGGGGATATCGAAATTGAGGCCTTGTATCCAGACTGAGGGATCGAAATCTACCCCGACCACCGGCTCAACAGCTCGGACTGTTTCGCAGATCAGCTCAACCTCATAGTAACCGGGGACGGTGGGAGGCTGGCCGAAGCTAACTACATGCTGCGCCGGTGCATCCATGGTCCAGATCACGCGCGATACGCCCGTGTCGATGGTGTAAGCCAACTGGTCTAGCCCGAGCATGAACTCGCTGCCAGGCAGGGGATGACCCCAGTCCTTGACGGATTCAGTTCCAGCCGAGACCCAGCGTTGTTTGGTCGCGGTGTTGTTGTAGTGCGCGCCCACACTGGGTGGCGCGGCGCTTGGGTTTACTGTTGCCGTTATCGTGTGCTGAATCGAAGCCATTTCTAACCACCTACCAATTGGTTGTTCTGTGCGTCAGTGAGCGCGTCCCCGTTCGCTGCCGTGAGTGCGCCGCTTGGAAGCGGCCCTCCCCCATCTCCACCGTCACCTCCATCGCCGCCGTCACCCGGCCCCGCAGCCTCAAGCGCGGTGACCCGAGTAATGAGATCCGCGATCTGGGCAGCCAACTGATTCATTCCACCGGCCGTCACAGCGCAGTAGATGAATGAGCCCAACGGCCAGGCGCGCGCCGCGGTGCCCTCGATGCCGCGCAGGACGGTCGCGACGCCGCCGGCCATGGTCAGCTGGATAATTTCCGAGGCTGTTTGCTCAATGGGGCTGACCGAATTCACCAGCGTCAGCCGATACTGGCCGTCACCCAGCAGCGCCAGAGACGACGCGCCGATCGGCAGCGCTGTTGAACCCGAAGGAAAGTCAGCCGTGAGCTGACTGATCCAGTTATTGACGTAGCGCATTCAGGAACCTCTGGGCGCGCCTACTGATGAGCAGGCTGGGCCAGGTTGATGACGACCGGGTCGCCGTTGCTGTCGGTGAGCGATAGCTGCTTGATGGCAGGAAGGAAGAACAGGCCGTCGCTGCTTTGCAGTCCGGTGTCCCAATACTGCCGCTTACTCACATCAGGCTCAGTGAGAGGCGAGGCGATACCGCCACCCGTAGAGGCAGGAGTGGTCGCCTTGTATTTGCCGACACCGGCTTGCGCAGGCAGAGCGCCTCGCTTGGGTACGCTGGCGAGCGGTTTGCTCTTCGGCTTTGGCGAAATCAAGCGGTTGAGATCGTCGGTGATCTGTTTCCCAGTCGCGCGCCGCGATTGCTCGATGCTGCTCCCGATTGCCTTGCGTTCGCTCGTGAGTGACATGGTCAAAGCTCCAGTAGATCGTTGGGGACCACCACGCGGTAAGTCGCCTTCAGCTCCACGACATTCTCATCGCGGGAAGCCGCATCAATCTCTGAGGCGGTGATCTGAAGGCGGCGAGGAAACTCCTCCAGCGTCGGATCTGCGTTGTCGTAGTTGCCCGCGAACCCGTCTAAAGTCTCGACGTAGGCAGGCGAGCCCGGCTTCCCGCCAAGCTGTGTAGGCAACGACTTTGATGGCGGGCTGTCCGCATCATCAGGTTGCGGAACGGTGGACGGAGCGGGTGGAACGATCTCATCACTGACCTGCCCTCCCCCGCGCATCACCGAGATGGAAAGCGTGGTGAGTGCGGAGCCCGATGCGAGATCGAAGTTGTCCAGCACCCGGCTGCAGCGAGATCTGGCTTCAATGCCCTGGTCGCTGATGCGCAGCGTATGAATCAAGTCGATGTCGAGGACCATGCTTGTTGGCACGTCCCAGCTAATCGTCGTCGCGCTGTGCGCCAGCACGACTGCCGTCTTGGCCTGATTGAGCACGCAAAGAAGTGCAGCCTTGCGGGCGGCCTCATCACGGACGTCAGCATGACCAAAGAGACCGCCGTCCTGGACTGGCCCGATCGTGGTCGAGCCACCACCCGCAGAAACAATGCCGACCGCGCCATCACTGGTGGCGGGCCGGGCGGCTGCATTGCCGAAGGCGGTGCCTTCCCACGCATCAGCGACGTCGGTGGTGTAGTCGAGGGACAACGAATCGCGAGAGGTCACCTCCCCCGCCTGCTCGATGCTCGCCTCGCAAATCACAGACAGCGTGTATTTCTCCGTCACCGTCTGCGTCCATCGGCGGGCACCCATGAATGAGAAGCCAAGCAATAGATCAGGGAACGAGTTCACCCAAGGTTGCCCGTTGCCGCAAATGTTCGCGCCGCTCCCAGGGAGACGGGTATAGCCCGGAGTTTTAACGATGCTCAACCCGGCCCCGGACGCAGCATCGTTCAACATCGCGACGTCAGGAAGGTCCGTACTGTCTGTCCGCCAAAGGCAAAAGCCCTGCGTGCCGCCCAGGCCGAACGTGTCAGGGTGAGTCCAGTGAAAGCCCTCGCTCAACTGGTGTAGCCGAGGAAAGCGGTAACTGGCCTCGATCTCCACCTTGTTCGTCAGACTCGTGAGGTCCGCATAGCTTAGCTTCACCGAGTTATAAACGGTGGTGCCGCTGCCAAACGCAAAGTTTTCGGCGCCCGCATACCAGCTGGTCAGTCGGAGTTCGCCAGAGGGAGAAGCATCAAGGCTCGCCTGAACCGTGCTCAGGCGCTCCTGCGCATAATCCCAACGGCTTCGCCCGTCCAAGGCTTCAAAAACATCCGCCGACCAGTAAGACGGGATCAGCGCATCGATCGCCCCAATCTCCATGCCTTCCAGCCGCTGCTGCAATTGGTCACCGCAATGGCAAACCAGCAGCCGCGTAACCGGGCTCCAGTCCGTGGTAACCACCCGGCCGGTGTATCTCCGCTTTGTGGTTGCGATGCCACGGGCGGCGGTCAGGTAGTCAATGGCAACCTCGCGGCCTACCCAGTCCATCGGAAGCACTGAGCCGGGCAGCATATGCAGGGTAAATGTTGCGAGCCCTGCAGCGCCGCGCTCGCGATCAATCTGCACCTGACCGGTTAGGCGCGAGCTGAAATCTGCGCCGCCGACTGTCAAGATCACTCGCCACCGAAAGGCCGAACCCGGCACTACCGGCTGGGATGGCGCCGATACGGCAGCCCCGGGCAATCCGTTCACGGGGGCGGAATTGACTGGGCATCCGTTCATCAGCATCAGACTTCTTCCCAGTTGATCGTCCACCCAAACGTGGACTGTGCCGAGCTTTGAGACTTGGGCGGCTTGCTGGCGAAGACTCGGTAGACTGGCATCCACTGGACCATGTACCGCGTAGCGCCGACCACCTGCCCCACCTGCGCCGTGCCGTCGAAAACATCACAGGCGGTCTCGGCCCAATCAGCGCCCACCAAGGCGAAAGCTCGAGGCTCAGAGTCGGGTCGGGGCTGGCTTGTCAGCGTATAGAGCTGACCTTCCCCAACGATGCACTCCTGAGACGTCAGCCGCAGTTCAAGCGGCTGGCTGTAATCCAGTCCATCAAGGCCCGGCGGCATCCACCCCTGGCCGGTTATCGCGCCAGCCGCCTTGCCCCAATGAGTCATTTTCACGCCTTCACCACCAGAGAGCCGGATAACGGTCTCGCCAAGCAGAGGCGTATCAGATTGATCGGGGGCGCCAGCGTGGAGAACGATCGGAACCCCACCCAGGGTAATCAGTGGAAGGCTCATCATTACTCCGGAAACAAAAAACCCGCCGAGGCGGGTTGGTTTGATGGTTGTTGTTCACTCCGGAACAGGATCAATTCGGCGCTCGATCACGATTTGCCAAACTTCAGTCGCTGATTTCGAATGATCCGCTGGAATTCCTCTTGAGGCGCTTGCACGTTGTACGTCTCGCCGCCGATCGAGAGTGCGACGTTCGCGAACGGTTGCTGCACCGCCGGACTGGACTGCTCGATCAGCGCCGGCGTAGGCCCTGAGACATCAGGGACGAAGCGAGGGCCAACCTGGCCGCCTTCCGCAAACCTTGGGAGGCTTCGATTGTTGAGTTGCCTAAGCAGGTCCGGGCCGTAGTGACGCACAGCAGCAGCCCTCATCACGAATTCACCATTGGAGAGCTTCGCCAATATCGAGTCGCTGGTCCCGGTTCCCGGCCCCCTCACCATGTCACCTGCCGCATAGCCCGCCACGTCATTACTCGCAACGGCCAAGCCGGCATCCCCTGCCCCTCCAGTAACAGTCACGGGGATGGTCAGCACACGCTTCATCTGCTCGGCAACGGCCGCGATCTGGCTTTGGGTATCACTTAGCGAACCATCATCTACAGAGGTTTCGACGGGTACGTCGAGGGGATCAATATCCGGGACCTCAGGGTCAACATCCACGGGGATGTCGCCCTGGCCATCCAGCTGCCGCTGGATCGTAGACGCTGCATCGGCCGGCAGCTTCGGCGAGACATCGACACCCACGGTCTGCTGTGAGTAATTATCGACACCGGGCACATATTTCAGCTTCCCAGTGTCGACTTGGGGGCGTTGGCGTTGCGGGAGTCGGCGATGCACCAGGGGTCTGCGCCTCGGCACCGACCTTTTTGACGAGCATGTCAGCGATGTTGGTGCCTTGCGGCAGGGCCGTCGTATCTACTAACGGATTCACGCTCTGACCAAGTTCCAGCTGAAGATCTCTCATCTGCTTTTTGACTTTGGCAATGCCTTCGTCGGACAGCTCGGGGGTTATTTTAATAACCTTGAGCTCTTGCAGATCAGCCTTCAATTGCGCGGCCTTGTCAGTGGCAGACTTCAAACTGTCTTCTGCCTTGTCCAGCGAGATCTTGTCCGCCTCGTCCTCGATCGCCTGCAGTTGCTTTACAAAGCCAGCGAATCCGTACGTGTTCGCGCCACTGTCAGCCAGCTTTTGAATCACCTGAAGAGCCTGATCGGCCTGTTTCTTCGCGCCCTTCACATCCCCATTATCGAGGGCCTTCTTCGCCCCCACCTTCAGAGCTTCAGCCTTTCCATAGCTTGCGTCAGATTCGCCGGTACCGGAGTTGAGATCCGCCAGTGCTTGGGCGTATTTCTTTTGAGTGTCGAGGTGTTCTTTCTGAGCTTTTTTGATATCGGATACAGCTGCGCGCTGTGCCTGAACCTGCTTGGCGAGCGCGGCCTTCGTATCATCCGTCAGCTTTTTCTGGACATCTGTCAGCGCTTTGCTGTTCTGCGCCGCGGCGTTGATTCGGGCCTGCTCGTAAGAAGTCTCTTGCTCAAGGGCCTTGCCGTACTCGCGCGATTTTCTGAAGGCGTCCATAGCTTCGGTGCTGACTGCCGCAGTGGGGCCGTTCTTTTCAGTGTCCGCGCGCGATATCTGCTGCGACAGCGCCGAGTAATACGTCTGGGCCGCTTTGAGGCGGTCCTGATAGCTCTTCCGCTCCTGCGCCGTCATGTTGGCCAGGGCCTGCGGCGTGGCGATCAGAGTCGCCTGATACTCCTGATTCTTGGTGATGAGGTCGGCAGTCGCCTTCTTCTGGTCCTTCTGCGCCTGCTCCAGCTCTTCCATCTGCTGATACAAGCCGTAAAGCTCGGCCAGCTGAGAGATGACAACCCCATAGAGCCCGCCGCGCAACAGACCACCGGCAGCGCCACTGAGAATCCCGTTCAGTTTTGTCGCCTTCCCGCCCACGCCATCCATTGCCGCCCCTGCCACACCAAGCTGCGCGGCCGCTCCGGCGGCGCCGCCAGACAGCAGGCCAAAGGCCAATCGGGCCGCGGAGATAGCGGCTCCCACCGCTTTGGCCCCGACCCCGAATGCAACAAACGTCAGGATATTGGTTTTAACCGGATCGCTCAGGCCGTTGAAGGCGTTGAGCATGTCACGGAGCAGACCAATCAACGGGAGCCCAGCCGCCACCGCCTGGCCGAATGAGTTGCTCAGATCCCCCAGCGCTGCGTTGAACTTGTCCACCTGCGCCTGGGGCGTCTCTTTCATGATGTTGTAAGCCCGCTCGGTCGCGCCGGCGGCTCCCTCCATCTTTTTCACCTCGGCGGCAAACCCGGCGTAGTCCTTGGTGAGCGCAAGGATTGCCGTCCGGCCTTCGGTCTCTGGAATAATCTGGGCAAGAGAGTCGAACCCCAACTTCTTGTTAGCGATCTGCTGGAGCGTCGACGAGAGCCCTTTCCATTCAATGCCCAGGCCGGCCATCGCCTTCCTTGCCTCAACCGCTGGGGACGCTAGCTGATTAATCGCGCTGCGCAGAGCGGTGATCGCAATTGGCGCTTGAATGCCTTGTACGGTCATCCGGGCAATCGCGGCCCCCACCTCGCCGAAGCTCACACCGGCCGCGGCTGCTGTCGGTAGGACCTGGCCAAGCCCGGCCGCGAGCTGGTCGAAGCTCACCACACCGTCCTGAATCGCGACGAACAACTGGTCGTAGCGCAGTCCGAGATTGGACATGCTCTCGCCGTAAGCATTGATGATCGACACACCGACACCAGCAGCAGTCTTGGTCTCACTCATGCCCGCCACGGCAGCCTTGGTCGACAGCGCGAGAACGTCCATGGCGTCAGCGGTGGCCACCCCGCTGCCGAGCAAGTCATACACCGCAGCAGCGCTTTCAGTAGCCGACTTGCCCATGTCCCTGCTCAGCGTTCGGATGCCGCCAGACAACCCCTGCAGCTGACTCTGCGTCAGGTCGGTGATGGAGTTAATGGCCGCGATTTGCTGCTGGAAACTGGCGAACGTGGAAAAAGAGCGAGTTGCCACCAGCGCAAAGCCGCCAAACGCCGCTGCACCTGCGAGGATCTGCGTTCTGACGTCCCCGAGGCTGGCGCTCCACGCCTTGGTTGCACCGGTCAGTTGCGCAGTCTGCGATGAAGCGGCGGCGATGCTCTGGCGCAGGGTGTTTTGTGCGATGGCAATTTCAGTGGTGGACAGCTTGCCGGTAGAACGGAGCAGCTGAAAGTCAGACTGCAGCCGCGCGATCTCCGCACTGGTGTTGGAGAACTTCGCGATGCCCAGATTTGCCTGGGCATCCTGGATGCTTTTGTCTCGCTGACCCACCCCAAGCTTCTGAGACAGATCGCCTTGGAGGCGCCGCTGCTCTGCCGCCAGGTTCCGCGTGTCGACGCCTGCGGCCTGCAGCTCCTTGCGCATGCGCGACAGCTGAGCGGTTTGGCTCTGCTCCTGCCGCTCCAGAATCTTGAGCTGGTTTACAGAGTCGCGGTATTCCGTCTGCAGCTGACGGCTGGGCGCCGCCGTCGCAGCAAGCTGGTCACCGAACGAGCGGACAGCCTCCCGCGCCGCTGTGATGCTCTTACCGGTTTTCTCAACCACGCTCTCCAGGTCTCGGAAGGAGTTCACCTGACGCAGCGGCCTCTCCACCGCACGCACCATCTCCGCATATTCCTTACGGAAACCGCCCACGTTCTTGGTTGCAGAATCAATGTCAGCGGTGACCTTCAGTTCAATACTTTGCACGGGGGCTCACTTAGCGGCGGCGATCGCAGCTCTGTAATAGGACCAAGGGTAATAAAGGGCGTTGACGTGTCCCAGGCGAACTAGGGCGTTGAGGACCTCATCGAGGTTTCTCAGGCTTTGCTTTGGAGAGCACCGGTCAGCCTCCCCAGAAGAGCGAAAAAATGGGGGTTGAGCTCCTTGCAGAGACAGATCACCGTCTCAACCTGCGATGGGCGTAGCTGGTCAACCGCATCAGCAGTCAAATCTGTCATGCGCATCAGGTCGTCAAGGGTGCACTCCGGGAATAGCGCTGAAGAGACGATGTCCAAGGACTGGGTCTGGCCTGCATCCTCGAGCCATTTTCGCACTTGCATCACCGTCAGCTCCCGACAGATGACACGCAACTCTCCGATCTGCAGCTCTTTCGAATTCGTCTGTTGAATCATTTGCAGCCTCGCGGAAACCGGACAGCCGCGATGGCTGTCCGGTTAAGTGAAAATCAGATCAGGCGGTCACTTCCTTCATGATCTTCATGTATTTCGACTTGCCCGCGCCGACCTTCGCAGGGTCAGAGAGCACTTTCGCAGTGACCTCGGCGCCCATGAAGTCATCAGTGCTGATCCAGTCGGTGCTTGCGGCCGGGCTCAGCTGGCAGCGGAAGTATTGAAGGTTCAGACGCTGTTTGGTGCCAGCACCGTTTGCGCCCTCGAAGAGAATTTCGTAAATCTTGCCGCTGTTGGTCAACGCCTCGATCACATCTACCGCAGCAGCGCTGTAGGTGATCTTCAGCTCGGCCGCTTCAGCGATCGCCCCGGCCTCAAGCACTTCGATGCCAGCGCCAGTCATCTGGTAATCGTCACCGTCGACATAGGCGGTGTTGCCAGCTGCAGCGGTGACGGAGGTGATGGTCAATGGCATCTTGGCCAGTAGGATCGTGCCGCCCTTGGAGGCGGTGTGGGTCTCATCAGTCACCGTGGTCGCGGGAACCTTGGTCACGTCGCCCCAGTACATGGCCGCGAGGTTGGAGGTGTACAGCTCCCGCCAGTTCATGGTCAGCGCCATGCTCGTGATGCGGCTGATCGCATCGTACTCACCGCCCTGAGGACTGGTGGTGTCGGCGAGGGTGATGTCGGACTTTTCAATTGCCTGCTGCAACGTCGAAACCAGGCCTACCGGCAGGAATGGACCGCCGACGCCGTAGAGACGCATCTTGACCAGACCACCCACAACGAACGTTTCAATTTCGCGTGCCATGTTTTACTTCTCCGGGGTTTCGCCGGCGACGACACCCAGGCTTTTCAACCAGGTGCGCTGCTCAGCGGTGATTTTGATTTTGGCGCCCGGCAGGAGATCTTGACCGGCATGGGTGTGAGGCTTGAGCAGCTCGACTTCGAACCGGGGGACGGAACGCTCTGCTGGCTCGCCCGCGGCGGCCGGAGCCGTCACGATTTCGTCTTTAGGCATTGGGTTGCACCTGAATGATTGTGTGAAGGTGAACAGGGATGAGCACGGTTGCGGCGCTTACCCCTTCTGCGGGAGGGAAGGCCTCGGGCGCACCGATGGTGATGCCAGTGACGCCGCGTGGGAGCCAATGCGGCAAAACTCCAATGGTCGGCATCAGGCAAAGAAGCAGGTCGTGCTCCAGCTCTTCAATCGCGTCCTCGTAGCCATCGAGCCCCGCCTTGACGGCGCCGATGACGTTGAAGCCTTGCATGATCTTCAAGGCATGAGGCCCGGCGACAGGCGCCATACCCTTGGCTTTCTGAACGACGATCAGCGGGAAGCCGACGTTGTTTTCTTTGAGCACTTCGTTGAACCAGCCAGAACGCGTGTTCGGACCAGCCGCGGTTCGGTAGCCGTTGCTCACGGAGATCGTGGTCAGGCGGTCGATAAGAGCCTTGCGGCCCGCGCTCAGCAGGTTTGGGGCCATCAGTCCACCGGTTGCAGTGAGTAGCGGTTGATCTTGCCGTCCGTACCCAGAAAGTCGCCCAGGACGTACCGGAGGCAGTTGACGGTGACCAGGTCACCGCGCTGCGGGTCTGGCACTTCGCTGACGCGCAGATCCACGGCCAGCGCCACCACGACGAAGGTTTCGCCGTTGGGGGAACCGACGTTCTTCTGGATCACACCGCCAACGACTCCACAAAGGCCGCCATCCTTGGCCTGGAAGGAAACGCCACCCCTGTTGCCGAACACCTCGAACAGCTCATCGTCCGCATCTTCGAAGATGTCGTCGAACTCTGAGCCGCTCATCACTTGGTCAGCTTGATGATCGCGCGCGGCAGGGTGCACAGGCTGAGCGGGTTGCTCTGCGCTTCCATGTCGATGCCCTTGTTGTGGCGCAGCGGTTCCTGGCTCGCGTAGAACGGCACACCGGTGGTGTTAACCGTCTCCATGTAGTCAGCCGGAGCGAAGTTGGTGATGAACAGGCCGTCCACACCCACCGGCACCAGGTACGCGGTGTCCGGGTCCATGAACAGGGTGCCGCCCAAGTTGCCGTAGAACTCTTCCCAGTTGACGCCGCCGAAGCTGAAGCCGTCGCGGCGATGGTCGTCGCGCAAGAATTGGCCGTCGTTCCAGCGATCGAAAGCCTTCTGAACCGAGTCGTGATTGGTGAACGAGTCGAACCAGTTACGGCCCGCGATACCCAGCCAGCCCGCGATGATGCCGGTTCCGCCGATGGCGTCTTCGGCCTTGCGCTTGGCGTCGGTGACTTTCGCCAGCAGCTTGGTTTCGTTGACGTTCATGTTGAACGCCACGGTCTGCTGCTCGATACCGAAGCGTGCGTAAAGGTCCAGCAGGACGCGAGTACCGTCCGCGTCGTAGACCTTGCCAGTGATGGCGCCCACGCGCTGATAGCGGATGGTTGCCTCGAGGCGCTTGCGCATCTTCAGCAGGCGCTTATCAACCATGGCCTGCACGGTTTCCAGTTCGCTTTCGGTGCCGAAGGCGCGGATGCCCTGGACCTCGTCGGCACGTACCACCGCCCGGGTAGGCAGGTGGATGGTCTGGAACGGGATCATATCCCGGCCCGGGCCCGTGGTTGGATCGCTTGGCGCCCCGCGCTCGGCGGCGGGCACCAGAGTCAGGTTGTCGTTTTCGCGCTCGATGAAAACGGCCGTAGTGGTCACGCCCTCTTCTTCGAACAGCGTGTCGAGGCGCGTGGGCACCGCTTGGCCTTCAACCGGCTGGTTGATGGCGGTGGTCATTGCGATGCGACCAAACTCGTCGCCCGCGAAAATACTCAAATCAGCCATTCCGTTCTCCAGAAACGAAAAAACCGCCAACGGCGGTCTGTTTTAATCGGGTGGTGTGTGAATCAGCGAAGGATGATGCCAGCAGCGGCCAGGGCGGTACGGGCCGGGTCAGTCAGGCCGATCAGCAGGCTTTCGATCACCTCGCAGTCGCGCACCACACCAGCGGCGTAGCGGTCGGCGGTTGTATCAGCAGCACGGCCTTCGTAAAGGATCGCGACGTTGACCGCAGCGCCATCGGCCGGCGCAACGAATGCGACGTACTTGCCCGCAGCGTTCTTCGACAGAATCTGGCCGGCTTCAAAGGCGGTATTGCCCTTCAGCAGGATGATTTGTTCGCGGGAGCGCTCGCCATTCGCTTCGTTGAGCAGAAACGCGGCGGTCCGGGCGCCCTGAATTACAGTGTCGAAGTTCATGCTTTCGCCCCTTTGCGATTAGCCCAGATGGACTTGGTTGAGAATTCTTGTTTGCCCTTGCCAGCAGACGCAACTGCAGCGGCCGCTGTCTTGGAATCACGCTGAATGCTGTCCAGCGTCACGCCGCGATCTTGCGCAGCCTTGAAAAGGCTCATGCCCGCCGCGTCAACAGACAGACCGCCGTCGATTGCGGCCTGCATCTCGGTTTCGAAGCCTTTGACGCCCAGCGCCTGGATACCCAGGATGCGGGCCTTTTCGCTGGCGGTCGCCGCCGCGGCCAGAGCAACGGTATCCACCTGCTCTGCAGTAGCAATGGTGATGGTCTTGGGGTCGGTGCCGGCCTCGATAGCCGCATGCAGCTCCGCCGTGGTTTTTACAGTAGTCACAAGGGGTTTCCTCGGTGGGTTGCTGGCAGGACCGGCCAACTCGGCAATAACTGATTCAAGCGAGCCAACGCGATGCGCCAGCCCAGATGCAACGGCTTCCGCGCCCACCTTCAGGCCGCCGTGGCCGCCCATTTCGGGGACCTTGTCAGCAGAGACGTTCAGGTTGCGGGCGACTTTGGTCACGAAGACGTTAGCGAGGGCGTCCACTGTCTTCGCGATTTCAGCCCGGCCTTCGTCGGTCTCGACGTTAGGCCGCTTGTTTGGCGCGGTACCGCTGACAATCTCGTAGCTTTTCTGACCGTCCTTCTCCTTGGAGACGGACACGTTCAGCACGACGCCGATGGACCCGAGCAGCGCGGTCGCATCGACAACAACTTCACTCGCAGCGCTGGCGATCCAATAAGCCGCGCTTGCGCCGCTACCGCCGACGTACGCCACGATGCGTTTTTTGTCGCGAGCAGCGTGGATCATGTCCGCAAGCTCGTTGATCCCATTGGCTTCGCCGCCCGGGCTGTCGATGTTCAACACGATGGAGCGGATGGCAGGGTTATCCAGCGCGGCCTGCAGGTCAGTTGCAATGTTTCCTGTACTGGTCGCACCGCTGATACGCGTGAAGAACGACGCGTATCGGAAGATCGGACCGGTGACTGGGATGATTGCGACGTTTCCGCGCTGCGTCACCGTATGGGTGTGGTCAAGCTGTCGGCCGAGGCGTGTTTCCAGCGCCTCCAGATTGTTTTGGCGGTCCGCGATCGACAGCAAATTGTCCAGCGCATCTGGAAGCATCAGCCAGGGCTGAGCGCTGGCCAGCTCAAAGGCTCTTGGCATGATTACTCCTCTTCATCAGGTAGCTCTGGCTGTTCAGGTTTGGCTGAAGCGGCTGGCGCGGCGTCAACCACCGCCGTACCGTTGTCGCGCCGCTGCTTCAACTCGCGGGCGCGCTGCCGGTTGACCTGCTGCCAGGTCTCGCCGGTCATGGCCGCTGTCTCCATCGTTTCGTTGCTGATCCCGACGTCGATGCGTTCGCGCGCCGCCTTCGCTTCCTTGAGCTCGTCGATAGCGCCGCGGGCCGGCCCGATCCAGATGGCTTGCGTATAGGCCCGGCGCATTGCCGGGTCGTGATAGCCAGGTGCATGAATGCGCCCGGCCGCCACGGCCTCATCGAACATCAGTTCGTAGCTTGGCTGGCAGAAATCGCAGACAAGCCACCAGCGACGCATTGTGTAGAACCGCCAGGCTTGCAACATGGCGGCGCGCGCGGCGCTGTAGCTGCTGCTGTAGTGCAGCATCAACTCCTCGAGCGGTAGTTCCAACGCGGCGCCGATCTCTTTGACGATCGCAGTGAAGAACGGGTCGAACTGGGCGTTCGGGCGGGCTGGGTTTGCAATCATTGGCTCCTCGCCCGGGGCCAGGTCCACGATCGCACCCTCGCCCAACTCCAGCGGAGCCGGTCCGACGTCGCCGCCAACGCTCCCATCCTCGTCGCCAAAGATGGGCTGGCCCTGGCCGCCGCCGCTGAAATTGTCACCTTTCTTGATGAACACGGTGAACATCGCGGAGATGACTGCCGCCATCAGCTCGGCACTCGCGTAACGCTCGAGCTTTTGCAGTGGCTCAAGGATCGGTGCCAGGTAGGGCGCGCCGCGCTTCAGCCCAGGCCGTTCCTTGTCACACCAGATCTGCAGCAGCCGGCGACGTCCTGTTTTGGCGCCAAAAAACTCTATACGGTCCCAGCGGAGAGGGTATTTGAGAAACTTGTCATCGGGATAACCGTTGCAGATGTAGGCCGCAACCGGCGCGCCAAAATCGTCGAACTCAATGCCCTCCACCATGCGCTCGTTGTCGGGAGCCCCGTGTGGGTTGGAGACTCGGTCCGTCTCGATCAGCTGCAGCCGGGTGTTGTAGATCGTGCCCGGCCGCTCTACCCATGGCGTCGCGACGAAGCAGTCCCCGCCGGTCATCGCAGATACGAGAGCGAGCGCCTGCTGCTGGTAGTGATTGAGCGTCGCCTCCGCATCACACTCGCGCGGATCGCCGGCGTACAGCTCCCACTCCCGCTGCACCATGGCGTTGAATTCATCGGCCTGCTCTTCACTCAGGCCCAATGCGACGTGGTCGACCTGAGGTCGACAGATAAGGCCGGTGCCAACCACGTTCGTGCGTGTTCGGACAATAGCGGCGCGGGCGATGAGGTGGTTACGCATTGCATCGCGTGATCGCGCGACCAGCGTTTTACGCTCCGGTGAACTCAGGTCTCGGTTCGGGCTGCCGAGGAAAGGTATCCAGCTCGACATGCTTCGAAGCATGCGCGAGGCGCCCCGCCAGCGCGTTTCGCTGCCTCCTCCACCGCCTTGAGCACGGGGTTGGCTCTGCACCAGACCGGAGATGGCACGCGTGGCCTCACGCACCACCCGCTCTTCTGGTGTGGTACGTGTCCACCAAGCCATGTCAGATCCTCATATAGCTGATTCGATTGCGTCCGCGACCGCGGTTCGCTTCTGCGGCCACGTCGGCCGCGTAATCTATTTCGAGCTTGCGCAACATCCCCAAATCCGCGCGGGTGACTTGGCGCTCGCCGTAACGAACGCTCTGACCACCCTTGAGGATCTTGGCAATGGCCTCTTGAACGGCGGCGAGCCGTACTTGTGCAGCTGAAACGAGTGCAATGTTGCTCATGCTTATCCTCTGGCCCGGCTCCGGGTTCCTCGTTGTGGCAATCGGCGCTTGGCGCCTGCCAGCATCTCCAGATCCAGACCGAAGCGGTGCTGGCTGATGCGCAGCGCCGCCAAGGCATACACGAAGCAGTCGAGCGCCTCGTTCCGGCGGCCTTTGGCGGTCCACCGGTAAACGCGCTTGCCCTTCTCGATCTTCAGTTCTTTGGTTTCGGCGGTGAGCTGCTTGAGTTCGTCCTCTCCGCAAATCTCATCGTTCGCGGGAAGGTGCACGCAGCCCGGCACCGCAACGCCCGAAGTGTCCGGCTGGATCTTCAAGCGGCTGTAGATCAGCTCTTTGGCATTCTCGGTACCGACCTCGGTGAGGTAGACCTTTTTGGCATTGCGTGACTTCGGCCAGTTGGCGATCGGCTTGCCGGGAACGTTCGCACCCTTGACCGGAATCACCCAGGTTTCGCCCAAGGCTCTGCTTTCGGCGTAGACCTCGTCCGTGTAGTGACCGCCGGAGTCCCAGCACCAGCGCTCCACGCCCATCTTTGCGCCATCGGCGCGGGCGTATTGCTGACGAACTTTGAGCCTGACCTTTTTGCGCAGCTCTTCGCTTGCCGGGTCGCCCATGAGCACCCATTTATCAACAAGCCAAGCCTCCTCACCCTGGCCAAATGCCCAGACCCGGCCTTCGTACCGATCATCTTGCGTGTCGATCGCGCCCATCAGCGTCAAGCCGCGCACTGGCACCTGGGGATAAACCTCGCGGCGCCCATACAGCAGCTCCCAATCGACTTTCTCGCCTTGGTCGTCCTCCCACGTTTCGCCGAGGGTGGTGTTGACGAATGCGATCAGGTTTTCCCGATTGTCCTTTACCTTGTCGAACTCAAGGACCATTTCCAGCCAGGTCGTGAATGTGCTGTAGGCGGTCCAGACGTGAAAGCTGACGCTGCGCGGGGTCGCTCGCAGCTCATCGTCCGCGCCATACCAGTCGATGCCGTCGCGGGTCCAGACGCCTGATTTTTCGCAAATCCACCGTCCACGGTGCGCGGCTTCCACCATTTCGTGGTACCAGACCACGCAGTGCGTGTGTTCACAGACGTACCAAGCCTTCGATATCTCTCCGTGCTCGTCGCGCTCCCATTTGATCCCGAAATCACAATCCTTGCCGCCCCACTTCAGGTGCTGCTCTTTGCCGCAGGACGGGCATGGGATGTTGAAGCGCAGAAAGTAAGGCGATTCACTGGCCGCCTTTTCTATCTGGCACGTGCCTTTGATTTTTGGCGTGGAGCCTCGGATGGACTTCTTGAATGTGGCGCCTTCAAGACGTTTGTCGCCCAGAAATGTTGGGGCACCTTCACCATCAACGTTCTGCTCGAAGTTAGAAAGCTCGTCATATACGACTTGGTCGGCTGAGATCCCGCGGTAGTTACGGCTCGCTTTCCCTCCCCGGCACCAAAGCATCTTCTTGTTCAAGAAGCGTTTTGCACTCAGTGAGCTATCGCGGTGTTTTTTTCCATGCCACGGGGCCAAGTCCAGCAGCGTCGGGACGTCTCGCACCATCGTCTCGATGTGCTGCTTCATCAGCTCTTCAGCGTCGGGGTCCGTGGGAGAGAAAAGCGCGACGCTCCGGCGCTTGTGCTGGATTTTATAGCCGACGTCGGCCATCAGCATTTTCGTGTAGCCAACCCGGGCGGACTTCATCAGGTTGAAGAACATGATCAGGTCGTTGCCCATGCTGTTCAGCAGAGCTACCTGGAACGGCGCGGTTTCCCACTTGCCCTCTTGATACGAAGACTCGGACGACAGATAAAAATGCGTGTTGGCCCAGTCAACTCCAGTCAGCGGTGGTTCTTTAAAAAGCGCTTGAAGCCCGGCCTTGAACGCTTTACGCAGTTCGTTCATCCAGGGTTTCAAGGTACTCATCGAGGATCTCGGGCAGGTTGTCGCCAAGTTCGGCAGCTACGTTTCGCGCTAAGGCAATTTCCCTCTGCATGGCTTCGACGTGGCGCACCTCAATATCAGGGTGCTTGCGCCGGACCTTGTGAGCGACGGTGTCAAGAATCGAACCGATCTGAGCCACCACCCTGGATAACGCAAAGGTGCTGAACTCGACGGGCACCAGCTGTTTTGCCGATACCGCGTTTTTGTTTTCCTGCCCGACACGTTGAGCAGCGGTTAAGCCGCGCCGCTCTTCCATGAGCTTGTACTCGATGAGTGGATCGATGCCGTCTTGCTGCTCATCAGCGGCGGCTTTTTGTTCGGCGAGCCGAAGCCGGTTGTCGAGGATCGATCGCACGTCGTAGAAATTTTCGCGGCCGATCCGAGCGATTGGATCGACCTTCCATTTATCGAAGGCCTGCACGGTGATACCCAAGCTCGCGGCCATCGTGCTCTTGTTCAGCCAATGAGGTTTCGGCTCCATATGCCTCCTCCAATGACGAGGCGGGAAGCTACCGCAGGCCGGTTGGTGTTTGGTTGGTGTTTCGAGGGGTCAGGTTGGTGTATTAAATCGACGAAAAGGCTCTATTCCGGGCCTCTCAGGCCGATGACAAAACAACAACCAACCCCCCTTTAAAAAAGTCATACATATTTGGAAACCGGGGCTCGAATTACCCTCACCCCAGGGGGTGGCCGGGAAGGACCCACCGCACCAGCTTGGTGCAGGCTCTCACCGGCGGCGGGTTGCCATTGCTCTGTCGAACGCTTTCTCGAATTGAATCGGAAGCTGCGCCTGCGCCTCACGCTCACCGATGCCGAAGAAGTCGAGTGCCTTGGCGTAGCCTGGCTTGCTGATGAAGGCGATCAGGATCTGGATGTCGGAGCGCTTCGTGCCAGTCCGCTCGGCAATGCCGATTGCTTGCCGGCCACGCTTGAGTACGAAGAAGCGACTACGGTTGCCAACGCTGCGCTTGCTGTCCGTGCTGTTCTGCAGCCTGTCGCCTTGGGCGCCGAGACCGGACAAGATCTTCTGCAACTGACCGCGGCCGATGTTGCCGTAGCTATCGAGCTTCATCCCTTTGCCAGGCACGATGAACTTGCCATCAGGAAGAATGCCTCGTGCTCGAAGCAATCCCTCGCTGCGCTTGTGGTTGCGGTCGCCGCCGTACACCTCGGGCGTCAGCCACTTGGTCGCTGGGGCTGCACCGTCCGCCTCATCCTTAATCCACACCCTGGCCTCAAGCTTCTGCTTGGTCGCCGGGATCAGTCGAAGACTGTCGAGGGTGTAGGGCGTGGGCCGATCAAACACCGTGGTCATCTCGCCTTCGAGCCTGGCCTTAATCAGCTTGGCGGTCTCGGTAAGGGCGAGGACCGTGGCGAACGGAATCTGATTACGCTCAATGTCGGTCAGCTCGGCGAGGTTGTCCGCCAAGCCTGAGGACTGAACACGAATCATCGAAAGCCTTCGAACACATTGGCCGGTCGACCACGTAGTTGCAGGCGCGCCGGTAGATTGATAACGATGATGGCATCAGGTTCAATGCCTCTTTTTTTGAGTGTCCCTGCATGACCCTGACTCTAACGAAAGTCTTTGAGATAGCAAAAGGCATACTTGGCAGCGCGGGAGTGATCGCTCTGGTAACGCTCGGCTACCAAGCAGTACAAACCTCCCGCACAGAGGCGTCAGAACATGGCGAAACAAGAGCTCTGCTGACCTCGACAACTCGCTCGCTTGAAGAAAGCAAAGCGAGCAATGTGATATTTCAGGAGCAGAGGGATCGGGCTGAACGTGAAGCTGCCGATTTAAGACGCGAATTAGTAGCGACGAAAGCTGAAAACCTTTACTCAAAGAAGCTGATTTCAGAATCAGAAGTCCAAGTTAAGCAGTTGATGCAAAGGTTGAACGAGTTGACCGTTGCATCGGCAAAAAAGGATCCTTGCGCGCCTGAACGACAGCAAATACAAGAGATAGAAAGCAAGTTAGCTGTGGAAGCCTTCTGGTCCAACTCTTTGCAAGGCGAGAGGCGTGAAGAGGCACTTGCTGCTAGAGATAAAAAATATGAGGCGCTAAACAACTGTCTCCGCACGCACTGACAGAATTCTCACTTGCTCTTGCTGCGCTGGATCTGAGCGTCAACCTGATCGGCGCATGTGTCGAGCAGCTTGACGGCCTGATCCTTCAGCTCCCACACGTCGCCGTTGTCACGCAGATCGGTATCGTCTGCGTTGACCCGCTCGCATGGAACCAGCTCAGGGGCTTCCAGCCTTATGGCTGTTGTCTTTGTTACCACTTGCGGCTTTGCCGCGCAGGCCGTCAGGCAGAGGCTGAGCAGCCCAATCACGAACAGGTTTGCTGTTGCGCTTGAGATCATCGAATTCCTTCTTGGCCTTTTTGGCCTTGTCTTCGCTGGCTTTGATGCGCTTGCTCAGGTCGGCGGTGTACGCAGCATTACGGACGGCTTCAGCTTTCAACGTGGTGATCGTGACCTGGCTTTCCTTGTTGGCATCGACTGCCAGTTGCTTAGCATCTCGCTCGACGGTGACCGCGCCCTGCAACGTAACAACCCGGATCTGCTGGATAGCGATCAGCAGCCCCATGACGATGACAATCACGCTGCCGGCCGCAATGGCTCGCAACGTGGAACCGGCTTTTGCGACTGCGACAACGGGCTCGAGGCTCATAGTGAATCCGCCTTGCGTCCGAGGAACCGGATGATCAGTTCGCGTATGGCGGTAACGCCGATGAAGCCGATCGTTCCGCCGGCGGCGACTGAAAGGCTCGACGGCCAGGCCATCCATTCAATGACGCTGCTCGCCGACAGGCTCAGCGCACCGCAAATCAGCGCCTCGAGTACGACGCGCCACTTGTTGGCTTCTTTCCCTTCATACAGCACGCGCAATAATGAAATGGTTGCGGCCATGATCGCTCCTTGCCAGAGCGGATTCGACAGGACGAGCCAGACCTGCGCCCAGAAGTCAGGTGATTTTTCAGGCATGTTCGTCGTAGTCCGACATCCACCCTTTCGGGATCGGAAATGAATCAACCCCGCAGCACTCCCAACTCGGAGCGATGGGTGTGGCGGGGCTGAAAACGAGAAAGCCCCGACATTTGTCAAGGCTAGATAGTTGATCAGTATCTTTCCGCGCTGCCCGCTTAAGCCTCTCGGAAATCGGAGGTAATAGGCGAGTTAACTCTCGGTGTTCTTCGTACGCGTGACGACCGGTTGCAACACGTCCAGGACCTCCGCCGAGCGAGCCCAAAGTCATGCGCGCATCCGTATTTCTCAAACTAAGGCGATTAGCTATCATCTCTCACCTATTTTCAGGAGAGGGAAAGATGGATTCACAAGAAAAAGTTCAGCTGGATGACATCAAAGCAATGTTTGACGGAGTCAAAAATTTCGCTTTATGCGTGGCCATTGTCCTTGGACTGCAAAGCTTCCAGTCACCCATGGAACAGATAGGACTAAGTTATGAGGCTCGTGCCACAATCAATACCTTTGGAATCGCTCTCTCGGTGTTTCTGACCGCGTTCGCCGTTGTGTGGCTGTGTTTCAGCATGAAGGAACGCCCAAAATCTAAGATCTACCTCAGAATCTGTAGGTTTATGCTTGGCACAGCCACGCTGGTGGTGATGCTTGTAATTATCATCGCGTCGAGTATGAACATTCCGCACCTACTTTGAAGTCCGGAGCCCTGGCGTTTCCGATCATGAAGCAGCTGCTGCTCACCGAAGGAGCTATGGCACCAGAGGCCGATACCTCCAAGTCTGGACACACCTCAAAGGGTCATCCAACCCCGCCAGAACACGAGCCCCGCACTGGGCGGGGCTTTATTGAGTGCTGATTCTATTCGACGATTGCTTGGCCGAACGTGTACCCGGTAACATCCGATATCTTCCCGCGCCAAAGCACTCCGCCATTGCCGGGGATGCGCTGATTCCCGCCTAAAAAGAAGATCGCGTTTTTTAAATGCAGGTTATTGGGATAATTCTTCATGAGCGGCAATTGCTCGCGAACACCGTCAAAAAGCGATCTCAAGGACGATGCATCACCCATCGCTCGACCCAGATCCTTATCAAGCTCATCAAGATATGAAGTCATGGAAATAAGCGTGCCCGAGATAAGCCCAGACGGAGTCGTCAGGGTCATTCCCATCTCCATGTGTGATTCATTTGCAAGATTAACTATTTCGCGAAGCACCCAATCAGAGAGAGGAACTGAATTGTCCGTAACCTCCTCAGGGATCAATGACTCTTCAGCTGGCAGTTCTACGTTGTCCGACATTGCTTAGCTCCTTTTTGGAGCCATAGCTATACCGTCTATCATCGCCGCAGGCAATAAAAAGCCCGACACAACGGTCGGGCTTTCTGAATTGGGTGTGTCGCGCTGAATCAGCTGAACACCGTGCCATGAAAACAGGTGTTTATCCGCGAGGAAAGAACTTTCTACGCGGCCTCGCGAACCTGCTCGATGGCGCAGTCAATCCAGGCTACTCCGGCCTTTATGATCTCCCGGGCCTTTGCCTCGCCCATCTTGGTCTCCCTTCCGATGCGCAGAGCCGGCCACTTCATCCCGAAGTACATCCAGACGAAGCCACCCATCTGCGGATCGCGCTTGGTCAGTTTGGCCACCGCACTGTCAACAACCAGCGCGACGTCATCAGTGATGACGAATTCAGCGACCCCGCCCTCGCCTGCCGTGTTGTCACGGATGAGCGCGTAGAGCGGTGACACATAGCGCGGAACGCCCATCCCGGACATCCGCCACCATCCCCACTGCTCCAGCAGGTATTCCGTATCGCCCAGCGGCTTGCCTAGATACGTTCGTTTTTTCATGCTGCCTTCCTCGGATCTGGTTCATTCAGGCCGAACAGCTCACGCAGGAGCTGATCGGCGACTTTGTTCTTTGCGTGCCCTTCAGTGATCCACCGCCCTGCGTAAGCCTGAAACGCGAGGCTGCCACGATGGTTGCCCCAGTCAGCGACCAGATCCATCAGCGCAGCGGCGCCGATCCGGCCGTTGGGCTTGTCGAGCAACAGACGGTTGCCTTGCTTCAGGAAATCCCGCTCGCCGGAGGTCAGGATCTTGCGTGGTAATGCTGCAGCTACTTCACTCATGGCCGTCTCCTGGCTGGGCTTGGGAGGCACCTTTTGCAATATGGCTCCTCCCTTGGGATGGATGCTGATTTGCGCTAAGAGCCCCAGATTCGAAGGGCTGCACGCGTGTGCATATCGCTGGCTGTCCCGCATATGTCCCACCGTGAAGCGGGGCGAAGCCTTGGCTGTCGAGGTGCTGATGCCATGCCTCCAGCGCCTTGCGTTTCATGCCTTCGGCGGTGGTGTGGATATAGGTCGCGTCAAGATCCTTCATGGCGTGGTTGAGCAGCATTTCGCCGACCATGTAATCGACGCCCAGATCGGCCCATGCGGTGCGCGCGACCTTGCGCAGGTCGTGGCTCGACCATTCACCCTTGCTCACGCTGGTGAACACCGTGCACGCCTTGCTGGCACTCAATGCCGACCCGTTGCTGCCGGGAAACAGGAAAGGCCCGCTGTAACCGGTCGAGTGCTGTCGGGCGCGGTAGCGCCGTAGGAGCGCGCAGGCCTGTTCGGTCAGCGGCAACGTGTGCTCGGCCTTGGTCTTCGTGTCGCCGGCGGGGATGAACCACTGGCGGGTCACGAGGTTGAGGTTCTTCCAGCGGGCCAGCCGGGTTTCACCGAGCCGCGTACCGTGACAAAGCATCATCAGTGGCAGCATGGCCTGCACCGGCACGGCGTCGAACTGCTCAGCGAACGTCTGTAGGAGCGGAGGAAGGTCATCACCACGCAACCGCGCGGGCTTGGGCCTGATCCGGGTTCGGACGAAGTCGGTGAACTTCAGATCGGCCATCGGGTTGACGTCGAGCAGCTTTAACCGGGCCGCTTGCCGAAACGCCGCCGCCAGCACGCCGTAAACCGAGCGCACGAACGACAACGCGTATTTCTCCTGCATGGGCCACATCAGTAGGCGGTCAAGCGTCGACCGACTGAGGCTGGCCAACTCCAGATCTTGAAGGCGCGGCACTAGGTGACAGCGCAGCGCCGACTGCGCGCTGGCCTTGCGCTTGGCCGACAAGCCACGATCGCGCGTCATCCGGTCGGTGTACCAGGTCAGCACGTCGCCGACGGTGCGCCAGCTGGTGGTGGTCGACGCCGCGGTCGAGTCCACGGCGCGGCGCGCAAGGATGTCGGGCAGCGTGGCCTGCATCAGCTTGGCGTTGATCCCGGGATAACTCCCGGCCTTGCCCCACTTGCCGGCCACCACGACATGCCAAACGCCCTTGGCGCGGTCGACGGTCGAATAGCGGAAGCGCAGCTGCGGATAGCGAGGATCGCGCAGCTGACGAACGCCGGTGGCTGCCTGCTTGCGGATTTCGGCGTCGGTGATGGCGACCTGAACGGTTTTGGCTGTCTTACTCATCGTCCGCGCCTCCTCGATGGTTGCGGCCGGTGAACTTCAGCACCCGGCCCATCTCCACCTCTTCGTCGCTCGGTGGCTTCCCACCAAATGGCACGAAGCGCACGAACTGCCCTTGTGCCTGCACCAGACACGTTCCCGGCTTGCCATGGCGGCACTTGCCGACGATCAGCTCAGTGACGCCATTTGCGCCCTCGTCGGTGTCCGCGTCGCGATGAACGAGAATGACGACGTCGGCATCCTGCTCAATCTGCCCACTGTCGCGGATGTCGCTCGGCCTCGGTCGCTTGTCCGGGCGGTTGGTGGGGCCACGGTTCAGCTGCGCCAGCACGATCACCGGCACCTTCAGCTCCTTGGCAAGGTTCTTCAGCGCGGTGGAGATCTTGCCGACCTCCAGCGTGCGATTCTGCCCGCCTTCGCCCGCGATCAGGGTGATGTAGTCGACGACGATCACGTCCAGTCCTTCGTGGCGCTGGCACTGGCGCGCGATCGAGCGAATGCGCGCGACGGTCATGCCGGCATGATCGCACACGTACAGCCGGGCCTTGTGCAGGACACTCACCGCGCTGGTGATGCGCGGCCAGTCTTCATCCTTCAGCGAGTGCCCTTCATCCAGCCGGGTCAGGTCCACAGCGCCCAGTGAGGCGATGTTGCGCGTTACCAGTTCTTCCTTGGTCATTTCCAGGCTAAACACCAAGCCCGAGCCGCCTAGCTGGGTGGTGCCGTGCTGGGCCATCTGCACGCCGAGGATCGTCTTGCCGGACGCTGGAAGGCCGGCCACGACGACCATGTTGCCAGGGCGCAGGCCACGGATCAGCTTGTCCAGATCCGGTATGCCGGTCGAGAGGCCTTTCGGCGCCGTGCCCGAGAACTTCGAGTCGATGGTGTCGATCACTTTGGGCAGGATGTCGCCGACCTTGTGATAGTCCGGCTCGCCGTCGTCAAGGTCGCGCAGATCGGCCATGGCCTGTTGGCCGCGTGCGATGATCTCGGCCACCGGCAGGTCATCATTGGCCGATTGGCTGATCGCATGGGCAGCCTCGACCACCTTGCGCAGCACGGCGCGCTCACGGATCACCCGGGCGTAGGTTTTCCAGCTCGAGGTCCCCTGTGCGTTTGAGTGGATCGTCGAGGCGTAGGCCAACATGCTGCTGCCGTCGGGCAGGCACTGGTGATGCTCGCTCACCATGATCACGTCGACCGGGTCGCCCGCCTCGCGGCAATCCAGAATGGCCCGGTATAGTGCGGCGTTCTCGATCTCGTGGAAGTCCGCAATCTCGACCTTTGACCGGACCTCATCAATCAGCGATGGGTCGACGAATATTGCGCCGAGCAGGCCGTGCTCAGCGTCCACGTTGTACAGTTCGCGACTCATACGGCACCCCGGGCGGACGGCCAGCGAAACAGCACCACCAGCCCGCCTTTGTCGCGGAGACGATCGACAGCGCGGTCGCCCAGGCAATGCCGCAGGTCGGCCATGCCGAGGTTGCTCACCACGATCGTCGGGCGCAGCTGCTCGTATCGGCCGTTGATGACCTCAAACAGCACGGTGCGCTCGAAGTCGGTGCCGTGTTGAACGCCCACCTCGTCGATGACCAGCAAATGCGGCCGGACCAGATCGGCGTAGACCTGCGATTCTGTTTTGCTCGGCGAGTCGAAGGTGTCTTTCACGCTACGAATGATCCCGCCGGCGGTGGCGTAGCGGCCGATCAGGCCCTGCGAGCCGAAGTGGCGGATGACCTGCAGCAGGATGCCGGTCGCGAGATGCGTCTTGCCGGTACCGACTTGGCCCAGCAGCATCATCGAGCGACCGACGAGGAAGTTCTCGTTGAAGGCGTCAATGTAGCCGGTCGCCGTGCTCCAGGCCTGAAGCTTTCCCTGATCTTGACCAGCAGCCCACGTATCCAGCGAAGAGATCTGAAAGCGCAGCGGGATGCCAGCGTCCAGCAGACGTTCATTCATCAAGCGATCACGGTGCAGCGTCACGCCAGCCGTGCGGGTTTCGTATTCCTGCGCGTGGCGTTTGTCGAAGTGGCAGCGTGGGCAGCCGTACCAAGCCGGCTCGGCGCCGAACTGCTCGACCAGCGAATCTGTGAATTGGCCGTGATCTGGGCAGTCCCGAGTCGCGGTTTCGAGCGTGTATTTGATTTTCATTGGCCGCTCCCCGCGATCCGAAAGTTGCCGTTCGCGTCGCGCTCAAGGCCTTCCTCGTAGTCGATCTGGTCGAATCCGCTGTGACGGGAAGGCGCGGCGATGGCTGCGGGTTGCACCTCATCCTCCCAGCGCCTGCCGTTCAGCCAGGTAGTGGCGTGAGGAATGAACTGACCACCGCTCTTGAGCCAGTCAATGCTGGTCCGCTGCCGAGCAAGTGCGGCGGTTATCGTCGTAAAAAGATCAGGGGTCATCGACAACTTGCTCCAGGCTTTATGTGCCTTGGTCTTGTCGACCTTGCGCGGATACAACTTCCAAAACTGATCGAACCCGTTGCTCAAAGATTGAGGTTCATTGACTGGTTCAGAAAAGTGACTGGTTCTGGTGCTTTCTGGGCCTACACCCCCTGTAGGCAGCTGGCCTACACCTGTGCTTTCTGAGCCTACAGGTGGGGTTTTTGGACCTACACCGGAGAGGGTCAGGAAGTACAAGTTCGACGAGTTACCTTTGGGACCGTCGCGATGCTCGATGCGCAGCAGCCCTTGAGCCTCCAGCTGCTTGATATGCCTGCGCACGGTGCTGCGATCGATCTCACATTGATCAGCAATGTGCTGATAGGAGGGCCAGGCCTCACCTTGGTCGTTCGCGTTGTCGGCCAGCTTGATCAGCACCAGCTTGCGCAGGGGGTTGCCCACCTTGGTTTTCATGGCCTTGACCATTGATTCCATACTCACAGCGACTTCCCCCCCTGAATGACAGCCAGCTCAGGGGGCAGCTTCGGGCCGAACGGAGCACCAGGTGCAAAGGGATCAGGCAGCAAATCCGCTGGACATTGCTGCAAGAAGTTGAAGAACGCCATGTGGCAAGCATTGAATAACGGCGTGTCGTTCCAATCCTGGCCCCGGCGCGCGGCGCTCTCTTCAAGTGCCTCGACGAACACCAGATCTGACATACCGGAATGGGGTGTCAGGTTTTTCCTTGCGTTCTCCCGCTCAATTACGTTCACGCCCAACAGGTCGCAGACACGATCAAACCCGAGCGCTGCATAAATCCCTTCCGTGTCGAGCACGAGCGAGCGGCCAAACGCAGTCAGCACTTTGCGCAGATCCTGTCGCTGCTGCCTGCAATGCTGAGCAGATTGCTCCTGCAGCTCATAGACGCGCACCGCAGTGAACGGAAGATGATGGCGCAGCTTTCCGGCCTGACGACGAATTGCACGGCGTTCTTGGTTGATGCCCTCCAGGCGCTCGCCGAAGATGCGGCAAATCCGGCGAGTGGTGATCAGACTGGTGCCTTTCGTGGCTCCGGGTTTCTCAGCAATTTTGACAAGGGCGGTGACGACGCTGAAACCCTTCGGCAGCGCGGCTTGGCTTGCGGTTTTCATACGGGATTCCTCGGGCGCAGCTTGAAGCGTCCCTGTTGAATGTCTGGATGGGTCGCACGCTCGGGGGTGACAAAGGTGCATTCGGTTGCGAAACGATCAAAGCGGCGTGTGACGTCGGCTTTCGGCCAAATCGCATAGGGTTGTCCGCCCTCGGAAGCGTGTTTGCTCCGCACCAGCGCAAAGGGGAGCGGGCAGCCGGGTACGTCGCGCATCACCGCGTTGACGACCCACTCGGGTATGCCAAGGCGTAGGTTGATGCGTGCGCGAATGGAGGTCATCGACTCGAAGCCCGCAGGCGTGGAGTCCAGATAGCGAACCTGCTCCACTTGGGCGACCCGATTTTCGATGCCTGCTACAGCCTGCTCGGTTTGCACCTGCCGGCGTTCTATGTCGACCATCGTCTGCGCTTGGGCAAGCAGCTGCTCGGCAGGCGTCATAGGACGCTGATAGCTGCCCGTCTTGCGAATGCTGGGCAGCACTTCACCCACCACCCACTCTTCGAATGCCTCAGCAGCCGGCATTTGCGAGCGCATTACCAAACGATAGAGGTCGCGCTCTGGGATGACTTTCACGTGTCGGACCTGACCCGCCATTTCGGCGGGGTAGGTCTTGGACGCCTTGCAGTGGGTGCGGACCGCCTTGTCGGAGTCGGCGTAGTCCAGCAGATCGGCGACGTCTTTCGCCACGAACCAAGGCTCGCCCTGCTCGTCGGTGATGACGCGAATAGCGGTGCCGTTGAAGTTGAACCTCACAAGTGGATTCATCGGACGCACTCAACATGGATCGCATCATGCGATGCGCCGGCGTGACGGTTTTTCCACAAAAAGTTGCCACTAGCGAACTGGATGGACTCGATACGGCGCTCAATCTCGGTGGCTATTGGGTTGCTCCAACCACCATCGAGTGATGGAACGATCTGTGCCAGGAGGATGGAGCGCAGCTCCCGGAACGTCTCGCGCGCTTCGTTCATTCGGGCCATCTGTTCAGCGCTGACAGTCACATCGCTGAGAAGCTCGCCTTCGACCACCAGCACGTCAGGGAACTGGTCGATTGAGTTACGCAGGAAGCTCTGGGTTGACTTCTGAACTGCCCTTTTCATGGCGTGACCCCCATAACTGGCTCATCGTTTTCAAGATCAAGACGTGCGTCGTACATGGCCAATATCCCCATCCGTGCTAGGTATTCATGACCCGGGTGTTCAGCAGAGCGACAACTGACCACCATGTCTTTATGGCGCTCGCATGTCCCTGCAATGTCTGCAAATGCTGCTGCGGGGGCGCTGTAGGGCTGGATGTAGAGGTCTCGATCTGGAAACTCTGGTTGCAACATAATCAAGAGCTCTTCAGCCAATTCCCGACTCCACAACGGCTGGCCCTGCAGTGTCATCTTCGATTGCTTGACCATCACGAGGTAAAAGATGAGGCCACGATCGGGTTCTTGCGCAGTTGGCGGGGCGGTGGTATTTTCTGGGCGTGACATATCGTTCTCCGAGAACGAAGATTCAAGAAAGTCCATTGGCGTGGACTGGCTAAGAAGGCTCGCGAATGCGGGCCTTTTTGTTGCCTGCGATTTAGCCGGTCAACAAGTATTGGGAGGTTTTCCAGACGCTCATCGAGCCACCTTCAAAGTACTGGATGGGCGCACAGCGCCATCAGGCCCAGATGTGCAGGCCAGAGAATTGACGGATGATTGACTCAGATTCGTAGAACCTGCTGCCTCAGCAGCAAGGGCGCCACCGGTGAGCATTTGGATTTGGAACTGACGCAGACGCGGAATCACTTCCCCCCAAAGCGTCACGGCGCTGGGGGAGATATCCAGCGCATCGGCAAGTTTCTTCTTACTACCGAAATGTGAAACAGCCTCGGTTGTCTTCATAAATCGTTCCTCTGGGTATAGGAGAAATTTAAGCAGACTTAAGATTCGGTCGCAAGGTTCTTTTTCAGCACACTTCATGCTTAAAGACAGGTTGCTTAATATTTTCCCATGACCAGATATGAACGAATCGTCAAAGCCATTAAGGCAAGCGGCAAGAAGAAAGTCGAAATTGCTCGCGAATGCGGTGTGTCTCCCTCGGCAGTGACGCAGTGGATTACCGGTGAAAGCAAAAATCTTCGACCGGAAAGCATCTACGCATTGGCGAAGGCGACCGGGTTTCGTGCCGAGTGGCTTGCCATGGGCGAAGGCCCGGAGCGGGAGCCGGACCCTGACTCAAACGTCAAAGACGTGGCCCAACCGAATCTGATGTTTCGTTACCCAGTGATTTCTTGGGTGGCTGCTGGAGCATGGGCCGAGGCGGTCGAGCCCTATCCTCCTGGGTTTTCAGACCGTTACGAGATGTCCGAGTACGACGCCAAGGGGCCAGCGTTCTGGCTTGAGGTGAAAGGCGATTCCATGACGTCCTCCATCGGTCAAAGCGTGCCGGAGGGAACTCTGATCCTTGTTGACACCGAGGCAGATGCTCAGTCAGGAAAGCTTGTGGTGGCAAAGCTCGGCGACAGCAATGAGGCGACTTTCAAGAAGCTGGTCGATGACGGAGGCAGAAGGTTTCTGAAGCCTCTGAACCCGGCCTACCCTATCGAAATGGTCGCTGACGACTGTAGGATTATCGGAGTGGTGGTCAGAGCGCTTATGAAGTTCTGACCGAAAGTAACCAGTAGAAGAGCCCGCAAATTAGCGGGTTTTTTTATGCCTGGAATTGCAAGGAGAACATTTGTACTCCTCCACCTTGTCCTTAATGGCGGGATCCAATACTGTATATCCGTACAGCAACAATACGGAGGTTCAAATGCTTGCCCAACCCGATTTCACCCAAAGTCACAGTCGCACCTATGAGCAAATCGGTCATCGCGTGAAGGAAATCATGAGCGATCCGAAGGTCCAGAGACGTCAATTTGTGACTATCACCAGGCTCCCCAACGAAGACCCGGCGGACTGGCGCCGCCTCCTTAACGAAATGGCAGGCACTGCCGGGATTCGGGTTGAAAGAGATGAGGATGGGGCGTATCGGGTTGGTTGGCGGGAATACTGCGAGGGATGAACAGAGCCCGCTAAATGCGGGCTTTTTGTTGCCTTGGGTCATGAGTCTCTTAAGGCTGCTGAATTATTTCTTTTAGCAGGGTTGACCCTGAAACTTAAGTAGGCTTAAATTCGCTCCACACACAGGGAGCTGACAATGAACACCACGACTATCACCTTCGGCAAGCTTCAAGCTACAACTGGCCTTCTCGCGATCCAGGAGCTGCGAGCCGCGTTGGCTATATGCGCAGGCCTTGCAAACAAAGAGATTGCTCGGGTCATGGACTGCGCTCCCGGTACCGTAAAGAAGACAATTGAGCGTCTCTTTTTCAAGCTCGGTGTGTCGAACCGGTCAGCTTTAGTCGCCGAAGCATTTCGCCGTGGACTGATCAGTTTCGCTGGGGCAAGCAACCCCACTCCTGAAGATCAAAGAGACGAGTCGCACGACGGCATCTTCATCGCATGACGGCGTTTGCAGCGGCGTGCGCCTTCAGGGAAGAGGACGCAGTCCGGTGCTCAGGCTGATCTGAACCACTGACCAAAGTCGAAATTTTTGCGAAGCCGTAGAACGCGGCCGGGACTCACTCGGCCAGGAGAAAGGACAATGCTAATTCTCACCCGCCGTATTGGCGAAGCCCTCCGCATCGATAGCGAGATCGCCGTTACCATCCTTGGCATCCAAGGCCAGCAGGCGCGCGTAGGCATTCAGGCCCCAGCCAGCGTCGAGGTACACCGCGAGGAGGTTTACCAGCGTATTCAGCGTGAGCTCGAGGCGGCTAGTCCTACGGGCATTCACGAGCGCATCAAGCTGGTGGCCGCCGAAGTCGATCCGCGCTCCCTTTTCGTGAAGGAAAACCCTGCAGGCTTTGCGCCCGAGGATCTGGAGCGGGAGGGCTCAGGCTTCTCGAACAAATACGCCCAGGACGCCTACGTGGTTTTCCTGTCGGGATATCGCGCTGGTGTGGAGGCAGGCCAATGATCATGTCCCAGGGCAGCCAGCTTCACCTGCGTACTGAATTTGAAAGCTTGGGCGATCGTCTGATCCGCTTCGGCCAGGCGCTGAAAGAACCGGCCACCACGGTAGGCCAGCTCACAAGCTTAGCCAACTCCTGCGGCATCGACTTGAAACTGCGCGCAGTAGCTGACTCGGGCAACAACGATCCACAGCAATGACGCGTCAGTCTCATCACCAAAAACAAACCTGACGCGTCAGGAGTAAACCCAATGCGCTACATGACCATCAGGAAATTCGCCAGCGAGTCTGGCTACAGCGAGGACGCTATCCGCTCGAAGATCCGTGATGGAATTTGGCGGCTTGGCGAGATTTGGTACAAGGCTCCGGACGGCCGGACGCTGATCGACACAGAGGGATATGAGTCATGGGTAGAGATGGGCGGGGAGTTCGGGCAGTCTCCGATTCGAGTATCGAAATCACGTTCATGTATCGGGGCGTCCGGTGCCGCGAGCGCATCACGCTCAAGCCCACCTCCACTAATCTGAAGAAGGCCGAGCAGCACAAGGCCGCGATCGAGCATGCGATTTCCATCGGCACGTTCGATTATGCGGTCACCTTCCCCAGCTCGACCCGGGCCGTGAAGTTTGCGCCGGAGGTCTCACGAGAAAAGGTTGCCGGCTTCCTCACTCGGTGGCTCGCATCTAAGAAAAAACATCTGTCCAGCAGTACGTTCGACGGCTATCGCAAGCTCGTCGAGCACCGCCTGGTGCCCGTGCTGGGCGCGCACATGATGGTCGATCTGAAACGGAAGATGATTAAAGACTGGCTCGACACCTTGGAAACCAGCAACAAGACTCTGAGCAATATCCAGAGCTGCCTGCGCTCGGCGCTCACCGAAGCTGTCGACGAGGAATTGATCGAGAACAATCCGATGGCAGGATGGACGTACAAACGCAAGTCTGCTCCCACAGATGAGGATGACGTCGACCCATTCAGTCGAGAAGAACAGTCTGCGATCATAGGCGCACTCCAAGGCCAAGCCGCGAATCTGGTGCAGTTTGCTTTTTGGACAGGTCTGCGTACGAGCGAACTGGTAGCGCTGGACTGGGGGGATGTGGACTGGATTCGCGATGAGGTGATGATCACCCGGGCAATGACCCAAGCGTCGAAGGGCATGGCGGAGGTACCTAAAACGACTGCAGGCCGTCGCGCGGTAAAGCTGCTAAGACCAGCCTTGGCGGCACTGAAAGCGCAGAAGGCACACACATTTTTAGCAGGGAACGAGGTGTTTCAGAATCCGCGAACGCTGGAACGCTGGGTGGGCGATGGTCCGATCCGCAAGACCATGTGGGCTTCCGCTGTTAAAAAGGCAGGCGTTAGGTACCGACGCCCTTATCAGACTCGGCACACCTACGCATCAATGATGCTTTCGGCAGGGGAACATCCGATGTGGGTAGCTAAGCAAATGGGGCATACTGACTGGACGATGATAGCCCGCGTCTACGGGCGCTGGATGCCGTCATCCGAGGATTCGTCGGGCAATAAAGCGGAAGCCGCATTTTCCGACATATCGCCCAAAACTTGCCCCACGAAAATCGGCTAAGGGAGAGCCCAATGGCAGACAACATCGACAAAAGTACACTTGCTTGGTTTGGTGGGATACTTGTTGGAGCGGTGAGCATGACAGCAACCGTGACCCACGTTCTTCATGATCAGTTCATAACGCCTTTAAAAGTGTTTGAGGCTAATCAGAAAGTCGAGAAGCTTAATACGCAACTCGAATCACAAGCGGCGGCATTGCTTGATCTTAAGAGCACCAAAGACAAGCTGCTAATAAGCCAGCAAAAACTGGCAGCGATTGAACACTCAAACCTGTTCACTAGAGGCGAAATATATCCTGCAACCCTCGGAACGATTAGGCTAGGTCAAAGCATAGACGCAATTTACGGCGCTTATGACAAAGACAAAATTACTAACTCAACCCAAAATCCGAAACAGCCGCAATTCACGGTCAAGCTCGATAACTCAGTTTTTCAAGAAGTCAGGTACAGTTACGACCCGAAATCGAAGAAGATAGGTATGGTTAGCTACTTGCTGGATTATCAACAGTCGCTTGGTAAGGGTTTTCTGAAAGCAGCGCTGACTAGATCACTTGGCGAGCCGGAGGTATCTGGTAATGGGGGACAGTTCAAGTGGAAAGTTGCCGGGGTTGGAAGCGGGTACCTAGTGATCGACAGCATTTATATGGTTATGCCGAAGGGCTTTGCTCCTCGCGTTTGGGATGGTGACAGTGGCTGATAACAGCGTTATGGCGGCCCTTGGACCGGAGGCCTTTTATAAACTGGACTCGAACGGTGGGGGCTGCGCTCACATCAGCTCGGTGCATACCGGGCCTCGGGGATCCCCTCTACAGGTAAGTGCCTGATCAGCCAGGCGGCGAATACGTTATAGCGATCCGACAACGATTGCGCAAGTATGAGGCCGCTGGGACCTAAGCTGAAATCTCGTGGGGATTGCCCACGAGCAACACTGAGTTAACAACGCAGGAGCGGTGATGGACATAGATAAGTTCGTATCCCTAATTCTACGGGAATGGGCGCACATAAGTGAAGCGCCGGGTTCTTTTGCGATACTTACAATAACTGCATTTTTTCTGGCGTATTTGGCTGCAAGGTGGCGTTACGGTGGAATAACGGAAAGCCTTAAAGAGCAAATCAATACATTAAATGGAAGGCTCATCCGAAAGACCGAGCAGAGCGAAGAATACAAAGAACGCGCATTAAAATTTGAAGAGACGGCCACTAAGGTCATTACTTACGATGGAGCGGAGCTCTGCGCTAAGACGCTTGGGCTAGTCGCAAGAGTTCGCGAATTTATTCACCGCCGAAAAGCGCAGTCCTACGAAGGCCTTTACCGTAGACCTTCAAGCGATGCGAACGCGGAAGAAGAATGGGAACGATCGACAAATCTAATGCTGCGCCACTCCAATGAAACAACTGCGGAATGGGAACGGGAATTCAAAGTAGATGCCATGATGCTGCGTGACGAACTCTTTAGCAGACTGGGCATGACCATCGACGACCGGATTACCATTACGTATGAGCACCCGACAAACTTTTTCGGATATGAGGATGTGGCGAGCCATCTCGAAACCCTCGCTAAGACGCTTGCAACGTCTGGATCGAAATGACAGGTTTATGCCAGCTTTGAACCTGTAAAGCCCGTAGCATGGGGCTCGGCTGGGGGTTCAAATCCCCCCGGCTCCACCAAATCCAAAAAAGAAGACGTCTCCGGACGTCTTTTTTTGTGCCTGAAATTACGAAAGCTTGGCCGGTCAGGGCAGCGGGCGTCCCGGATGCCCCTACTGCTAAAGCCCGCGGGAATCACTGCCCCCGTGATCTCGGCCCATACAGACGAACTAATGATGAAGAGCAGAGCGACTACATTTACCACCTCCCGCAAGACACTTGGAAAGCCTCAACGACTTTATCAACAACAGTTGAGCCAGTCGCTGGTCCCTCGGGTAGTGTTCACCGCCCGCACCATCTGAATGGTAAGTGTCTGCGTGAAATGCCACTGGCCTCGACAGGCATGGCTGCGCGTCCCGCTAGACGACCTGGATCATGATCTTCGCGCGCAGAAAGGATAACTCCGGTCCTGAACACCGGATTGACCACGGTGCTCGTTCATGAGGGATAATGCCGCTCGCCTGCTACGCGACTTAATGACCGCAACACCAAGAGACGCTCAATGACCCTTGCCGAGCTTCACCAGATCCTTGCCTGTGGTGAGGACAGCCGTCATCAGTTCAAGCGAGATTTCACCAACATCGATGCGCTGGCGGCCGAGTTGGTCGCGTTCGCCAATACGTCCGGCGGCTATCTGCTAATCGGCGTGGAAGACTCCGGCGCAGTGAGCGGGTTGGGCGGCGCCGACGTTGCGCGGCTCAATCAGTTGCTCTCCAATGCGGCGTCGCAAAACGTCCGCCCTGCCATCAATCCACTGTCCAGCAACCTCCAGACCGAGCACGGGTTGGTGATGGTGGTGACAGTCGGACAAGGGTTGAACAAGCCCTATGTCGACAATCAGGGTCGCATCTGGGTAAAGAATGGCGCCGACAAGCGCCGGGTCACGGCCCGTGAAGAACTGCAGCGGTTGTTCCAGCAGGCCGGGCTAGTATGCGCCGATGCGGTACCGGTCGCGGGCAGCAGCGTGGCGGATATCGACGCCAAGGTGCTTGGCGAGTACTTTCAAAGACGCTTTCGGCAGAGTCCCGAACAGACAGGTTTGGAAACCACCCTCATCTTGGAAAATCTTGGCCTCGCCAGTGGCGACACACCCAATTTGGCCGGTTTGCTGCTCTTCTGCCAAACGCCACAACGCCTGTGCCCGGCGTTTGACATCAAAGCCGTGGCGTTTCCGGGCACGGTTTTGCATGACCGCAACTATCTAGACAGCGAAGATATCGACGGCAATCTGCAGGAGCAGTACCGACGAAGCCTTGCCTTCATCAAGCGCAACCTGCACCACGTGCAGCGCCAGCAGGGCTTCAATACCCTCGGCCAGCTGGAAGTGCCGGAGGAGGTGTTTGAAGAACTGCTGGTCAATGCCCTAATTCACCGCGATTATTTTGTCAGCGCCTCGATCCGGATCATGATTTTCGCTGATCGCATCGAACTCATCAGTCCCGGCCACCTGCCCGACGTGCTCGATACCGAGAAAATTCGATTCGGCCTGTCCAACCGTCGCAACCCGACGCTTACCTCTCATGCTGTGCACATTCTCCCGTACCGCGGTTTGGGCACCGGCATCCCGCGCGCGATCGATGCCTGGCCGATGATCACGCTGGAGGACGACCGGCAGGGTAATCAGTTCAAGGTGGTGATTCAGCGTGCCGTCGAAAAAGGGGCTCCTTCGGGCCTAAGCGGGGACCAAGTAGGGACTAAGTCGGGACCAAGTAGGGACCAAGTAGGGACTGAGTCCACTGGCGAAGGAGAACAAGTCGAAACTCGCCTGTCTTTGCAGCAAGAGCAGGTAACGCTGCTATGCAGGATGACAGGTGATCACACTGCGCCAGAGCTAATGACATTCGTCGGGCGCAGCAACCGCAGCAAGTTCCGCGAGCAGGTTTTGACCCCACTACTGGCGCTTGGGGTGGTTGAGATGACTGTTCCGGACAAGCCCAATAGCAGCAAGCAACGCTATCGCCTGACTGCGACCGGCCGCGCACTGAAAGCTGAGCAACGATCTTCAGACGACTGAACCCAGACAATGGGACGTTTGCGCGAGCTCCGTTGGCGCGCTTTGCAGGTATCGCTAAAGGTAGGCCTGAACGAGTCCGACCTCGTCCAGCAATCGATAAGGTGTAAGCACCATTAACCCACCCACAAAAAAACCCGCTATCACCAGCGGGGCTTTTACGTTCAGAGCGCCCGGATCAAACCCCACCCTTCCCCGGCAACGGCTCGTCATTCCCACGCCGAGTAGTCGGCTCTTCGGTCACTGGATCGTTCTCGGTTCGTGCTGACTCGGTCGGGTCTACCTGCGGGTCGGACACATCAGGCGAATCCTGATCGAAGCCAAGCTCTTTATTCGAATCGGTGTGGGCTGATGTTCCGGTCAGCGGAGCGCCATTGGCCATGAAAGTATCTCCTCGTCTACGCGCGGGTTGTCCGCACCATGCTTATGAGAAGCCTTTGAGCGCCAAGAGTGCCCCAGCTTAGACGGGCGGTTTCGCTTCTCTCTGTCCGGTCACGCTCACCAACTGACACGAACGCCCATGCTGCCACTGGCCCCCGCCACGTCATTGCTGTCCAGCTGCGCAGCGTAATCGACCGCCATATAAACGCTGACGCCCGGTGCAACGCCGACGACAACCCCAACGCCGAGCTCGCTCGATGAGGACGTGTGCCGGGCTTTGATCCGGTCGATGCCGTTGTAGGTGACGGTGTCTTTGCCGTCCAGCACATGCCAGACGTTCGCCCGCACGTAGGGTTCGACAGGAAGATCGTCAACCACGTAACGCCCCTTCACGCGTGCGCCAAGCCGAGTGGTCCAGTAGGGCTGGGAATCAAAGGCAACGTCGGAGATGCCGTCGTTGTGCCGGTCGAGATCGATGCGTTGGTGGATCACTTGCGCCTGCGGTTCGATAACCCAGTGCTCGGAGATCGCCATCGGATAACCGGACTCCAGGGAAAGGCTGAGCGCGTGGCCGCCAGTGTCGAGCCTGACCCCTTGATTGGATCGGCTGCTGCCGTCGAGACGCGTGGCCATGACCACGGCGTCCAAATATCCGCCGCCAGGGTCGACCAGCGTCCAGTAGGCGCCAAAGTGATCGCCGTTGATTTTCATGCGGCCCGCCTTGGTGCCTTTAAAGCCTTCGGCGAATCCGTTGACGCTGCCTTGCAGCCGGCTTTGCCCGACAAATAGACCGGCGTGTTGTACCTGGCCGGAATCGGTTGGCGCGGCGTACAGATCGTGGCCCACTTGGTAGCCCTTGGTCGACCCATCGAAGCGGGGCGACGCCGTGCCGGTCCATTCCCGGCGGACATCGCTGCCGTACAGCCTCGCCCACCCGGCCGGGGCAGTTCCGGCTTCGCTGAGCAGGCTTTGATCACCCTGCCGGTCGTGAAAAGTGCCCACGGCCTCACGCGCCATGATTTGTGCGGCTGGGATGAACACCGAGTAGATCGGCACCTCCAGACGGTACAGCGGGATCGGCTCGGCGCCAGCAGAGATGCCGGGAATAGGCGACGCCGATGGCGCCGGCATTGGCGACACAGCAGCCGGCGTGGCCGAAGGCGCGATGGGCGCAGCAGGGACAACAGGCACCGCGGCGGGAGCTGCGGTAGGAGGCTCAACCGCCGGTTCATCCGCATCGACGGGAATGAGAGGTGCCGGCTCGGTGACGACTGGCGGAATAACGAGCGGCGGCGTGACGGGATCCGGGACGGGATTTACCACCGGACCCACCACGGGCGGGGCACTCGGTGGCATCGGTGGCGCGCTCGCAGGAGGGCGGATCGCGGCCACGGATGAGCGCAGGAACCAGCTGTTTTCAGTCCCCGCCGTGATTCCGCCCTTGAACAGCTGGTAGCGATAGGCGCCCGCCACGACGCGATTACCCAGCACGAACGCACCATTCGTACTCGTTGCGCCGTTAAGGGCCTGCACCACTTCGATGCCGTTGACTTGCGTCAGCCCGCCCAGCCCGTTGAGGTTACGGATACCGAGTTGCGTGTTGCCGCTGATGGTGCCCTGGGACACCACAAGCCGGTCACTGGCCGAGCGGTCATCGCCCAGTGCGGTTTGCAGCAACAGCTGACCGCCGCTTCCCACATAGTTGCCATCGACGGTCAGTGTGTCGCTGGCAACGGAGCCGTTGGTGGCCATGTCGATGACCCCGGCGTTACTCAACGTCGCTAACTGACCTGCGGTGTAAGGGCGAATTGCCCCTCGGCTGACATCGAGAACGCTGGTGCTGTCGATCACGAACGTGCCGGTGCCGCTCACGCTGTCACCCAGAAAGAAATCACCGTCCAGCTTGAATCGGGACTGCTCGGTGAGTTCGACCGTCTCCCATCCCGGGTAGCGACCGGCGCCGGCTGTTGTTGTCTGAATGAAGGTCAGTCGGTCGTTGCCCAAACCACCATCCACTGACGGGGTGGAGCTCAGCGAGCGCTCGTCAAGGTTGCCGATCAGGGCTCGGTCGTTGTCGTCGCCCATGAGCACCGAGGCGTCAATCAAGCCTCCCCCGCTCCAGCCAAATATGTCGTCGCCAAAGCTGGCGCGAACCTCACCCGATATTGTTCCGCCGCTCACGCTGATGCTGTCGTTGCCACCGCTGACGCTGAGATTACCGCCGATACTGCCACCGCTGATGACGATAGTGTCCCGGCCGAAACCGGTGACGAGGTTGCCGACAATCCGCCCTCCCGACAGCTCGAACAGGTTGTTGTCGAGCTTCATGTCTACGCGGCCGATGGTGCCGCCGCTCATGGTGGCGACATCGCCGTCTTCGAATGCGCCGACGATCGTGCCGCCGCTCATGGAGAACACATCGCGGCTGTCACCTTGCGCCAGTGACTGGACGCTACCGCCGCGCATGAAGAAGTTATCGATGCCGGCACCCTGCAGAACGCTGCCGGTTACCGTCCCGCTGTCCATGACGAACACGTTCGCACCGGCGCCTTGATTGACCGCACCCTGCAGCGTGCCTGAGCTCATGATGATCCGGTCTGCGCCGCCGCCATAAACGACGTTGCCCGTCACGACGCCGGTGCCGCCCTCGGGAAACGTCAACAGGTTATTTCCGGCCAGGTCGGTCAAGCCCGCGCTGACGCCGCTGTCGCACACGGGCCTGTCGTTGCCCGGGCCGGACACAAGGGTGCAGGCCGCTTCGATGGATGTGATTGGCAACAACAGCGATACGCACGAAACCTGTAGAAAGGTGCCGAACAGCGCCCAGCCGGTGAGGTTCATCACAGCATCCTGCGGGATAACCCGATTGATTAACGTCCTGTAAGACGCACCTTCCTGAGTGCGTCCAATTGTCGCCCTGACTACAAATAGCGAAGGACAGTAACGCGGGTCTGTCAAACGGCGACGCCTTGATCACGCGGGGTTACGGCGACGACCTGCGTACCTGAAGTACCTGCCAACCCTCGCCCGCCAAGCCACGCGCCAGACCCTGCCTCGGTTGTGACAACGTTAACAAGGGCGTAGAATTCGCAACATCTCGTCGCACTTCCCCATACTCATAATATTCAGCTGACAGCACGCACCGCCCAGGTAAAC